ATTAACGGCGGTGGATATTGCTATCTCGTCAAAACCGAAGACTTAGAAACACAAGTGCCAAAACTTGACGATGTAACATTGCTGATTGCTGCCGGAGAAGAAATTAAAGATGCAGTAAGTACACTTTGTCAGCCGGGCAAAGGGTTATTTGCCATTTTTGACGGCCCACAAAGTGATACCGACATAAAAGAACCAGAAAAAGTCCTCAAGCCTTATTCCCCTACCGCTTATGGTGCAGTTTATTACCCCTGGCTAACCGCTGAATGGGGAGAAAATAAAACCGCCGTTGATATTCCGCCCAGTGCGGTTATGGCCGGTATTTATGCCAGTGTCGATAACAGCCAAGGGGTCTGGAAAGCGCCCGCTAACGTTCCTATTCAAGGGGGATTACAACCTAAATACCCAGTAACCGATGATCTGCAAACGCAATATAACCAAGGCAAGGCACTGAATATGATTCGTACCTTTCCTAAGAGCGGTACGCTGGTTTGGGGCGCTCGTACACTTGATGACAGCGATAACTGGCGTTATATCCCGGTTCGTCGTCTGTTTAACAGCGCGGAACGGGATATTAAAAATGCCATGAGTTTCGCCGTCTTCGAACCCAACAGCCAACCTACTTGGAAAGCGGTCCACCGCGCTATCGATAACTATCTCCATACCCTGTGGCAGCAAGGCGGGTTGATGGGTAATAAAGCCGAGCAAGCCTACTTCGTCCAGATCGGCAAAGGTCTCACCATGACCGATGACGATATCAAGCAGGGCAAAATGATTGTCAAAGTGGGTCTGGCGGCAGTTCGGCCAGCCGAGTTTATTATCTTGCAGTTTACGCAGAATATCGCTCAATAATCGGAGGCAACATGCCAACAACACCAACTTATCCCGGCGTCTATATTGAAGAAGATACATCACTGGCTCTCTCCGTTAGCCAAGGGAACACGGCAATCCCGGTTTTTATTGGTCGTTTCTCGCCGAAAAAAATCAGCGCAACGCCACAAGTGACGCGCGTGAGTAGCTGGTTGGATTTTACTAATCAGTTTCATGTGGGCTGTATTACGTCGGTAGCAGTCAAATTAACGAAACCTACTCCACCACCTGCTCCTTCCCATCCTGAGAAAAACGAAGGCAATACAAAAGCCAAAGATAATGTAAAAAATTTTGCCGCCCAAAATATTACGCTTGATACAAACGATAAAAATAACAGTGACTCTTACGATGTAACTACCGTCACCTACACAACAAGCAGTGACGCTTTAAAACTTTATTTCCAAAATGGTGGCGGACCTTGTTATATCCTGCCAATTCCTGATTCAGAAGATTCTCACACGCTGGCATTAATTCCTGAGTTAATTAAGCAGGCTTTAGAAATTACCTTAATCGTCTGCCCTGAACAAGATTCTAATTACCAGAACAAAATATATAACAGTCTGACATCTTCATTATTAAATGAGGGCTATTTCCTTATCACTGATAATCAGGATAAAGAAACCGCACTCAATGTGAGCCTGCAATCACAAACCGCGACTTATTATCCCGCTGTTAAAGTCTCACAACTTATTCAGGTAGAGGAGAATAGCATCTCGATTTCAGGTTATCAGGATGAAAAAGTTACCCATCTGGCGGAACTCAAAAAGCAGAACTCAAAACTCTATGCACAAGTTATCAAGGCAATAAAACAAAAAATTGCAGATAACAAAAAACTCATTCCTGCCAGTGCAATCATGGCAGGCGTGTACTGTGCTACCGATGCTCGTCGGGGCGTCTGGAAAGCACCAGCGAATGTTGTTCTCAGCGGAATTAGCGATGTCGCGGATCGACTCAGCGACAATGAACAAAGCACTATGAATCAAAAAGGCATCAATGCTATCCGTTATTTCAGCAACAAAGGATTTGTCGTCTGGGGCGCGCGTACTCTGCAAGATGATGACAACTGGCGCTACATCCCGGTTCGGCGTCTCTTTAATGCGGCAGAACGGGATATCAAACAAGCCATGCGAATTGCCGTTTTTGAACCCAACAGTCATCCCACTTGGGAACGGGTTCGGTCAGCCATTGACAACTATCTCCATCAACTCTGGCAACAAGGAGCGCTGGCCGGTAATAGCCCGCAGGAAGCCTATTTTGTCCAGATTGGTCAAAGTGTCACCATGTCCGATGACGATATTAAACAAGGCAAAATAGTGGTTAAGGTTGGCATGGCGGCGGTTCGTCCGGCTGAATTTATCATCCTGCAATTTTCGCAAAATGTAACACAGTAACCGTACTGAGGCGCGGTTCGCTGCGCCTGTTCTATTGAGGAACCGAGAATGGAAATAAAACAACCCGGCGTCACCATCACGGAGAACCTGATATCCCAGCAACAAGACGAGGCATTTGTCGGTATCCCGGTTTTTATCGGCTATACTCAACCGACTGAAAATAGCCATGTCAGTGATAAAACCTCCACCAAGCTAAATAGTCTGGCCGATTTTACTCGGTCGTTTAAAAAAACAGGATTAATGTACTACTCCGTGCGCCACTTTTTTGACAACGGAGGCCAGCAAGCTTATGTACTGTCGCTAGGTTCTGATAAACCACAAGGCAATTTTCAATCATTGACCACAACGCTACAGCAAGATTGGGTTAAACAAGCGATTTCGGCACAGAGTGCTATCACGCTGATTGTGGTCCCCGATATTGTCTATCTGAATCAAATGGATGCTCCCGATTCAGAAATCGATCAATACGACAAGATTCAGCTCTGGCTACAATTTTGGCAATCAGTACTTAACCTCTGCCGGTGCCGACGCGGCATCATGGGATTGCTGGATGCCCCCGATGATCCCGCACTGGCCGCTGAATGTCTAACGCAGCTCTCTTCCAGTGATCGGCAATGGGGCGCGGTATACTGGCCGCGACTAAAAAGCGCCTATCAGGAACAAGGTCAACCGATTGTACTTTCACCAACCGCCGCAGTGGCCGCCGTCATTCAGCGTAACGATAACCAAATGGCGGTCTGGCACGCACCCGCGAACGTCGCGTTAGCCAAGGTGATAAGCCCAATACGCTCTCATATTGAAGCCGATGATCTGTTTAATCAGAACGGTACTTCGTTGAATCTGGTTCGCAGCTTTCCCGGCAAAGGGATAAAGATCTGGGGATGCCGCACGCTGGACTGTACCCCCGACTCCCCTTGGCGCTATATCCAGACTCGCCGTCTGGTTTCCTATATCGAAGCCCATATGACTCAACTGGGCCGGGCCTTTGTTTTTGAACCGAATAACGCCATCACTTGGATGAAGTTCAAAGGTCAGGCTTACAACTGGCTACGTCAGTTATGGCTAAATGGCGGACTGCGGGGCACTCAGGAAGATCAAGCTTTCGAGGTGTTACTGGGAGTTGACGAATCGATGAGCGAAGCGGATCTGCGAGCCGGGAAAATGATCATCAAGATCAAACTGGCGCTGCTCATTCCAGCGGAATTTATCGAGTTGAATCTGACATTTGATACCCGTACCGGACTCACCCATTAAACAGGGGCAAAATATGAACAATTTATCCACCCCGTCGGTGTCACACCGTTTTATCGCCAGTTTTCTGTTTAACAATATTCCTAGCCCACTCGACATTGCTTTCCAGCGTATATCGGGACTCAGCCGTGAATTGCAAACCACCCAACACAGCCAGGGTGGAGAAAACGCCAGAAACGTTTGGCTAGCGGAGAAGATCCAGCACGGCAATTTGGTTCTGGAACGTGGCGTTATGACCATCACGCCGCTGACTTGGGTGTTTGATCGCGTCCTGCGCGGCGAGAAAGCAGTGTATGCCGATGTGGTTATCATGCTACTGAATGAACATTCAATTCCCGTAGCGAGCTGGACGTTAAGTAACGCCCTGCCGGTTCGCTGGTCCACCGGCGACCTTGATGCCAATAGCAATACGGTTCTGGTGAATACGCTGGAATTACGTTATCAGGATATGCGCTGGTTAGGAGTGAAAGCATGACCGTCGAAATTAACGAGCTGATTATTCAGGCCAAAGTCACCGATTCAGCCAGTCACTCGTTCGCGCCGCGTACACTGGCGCAGGAAACGCTGGATAATGCCCGCCTGATTGAGATAGTGAAACGGGAAGTATTAGACGCATTGCGTGAAGCAGGAGGTCATTATGAGCTTAATTGAACGCAGCCTGTCCAAACTCACTCTCACCGCTTTCAAGGATCGAGAAGGAAAAATCTCGGTAGGCAGTTTACAGGCAATGTATAACCCCGATGCCATCCAGCTCGATTATCAAACCCGTTATCAGCAAGATGAAAGCATTAACAGCACCAGCCAAAGCAGCCGCTATGTATTATCCCAACCGGCTGGCCTGTCATTAGTTCTGTTATTTGACGCCGCCATGCCCGGCAACAACACCCCGGTAGAAACCCAATTGGCAACGCTAAAAGCCTTGTGTGCCGTGGATGCCAGTACTCACGTTCCCCACTTCCTGAAAATCAAATGGGGCAAAATGCGTTGGGAGAACAAAGGCTATTTTGCTTGCCGTGCTAGCGGCCTTAGCATCAGTTACACCCTATTTGACCGGGACGCCACGCCATTGCGGGCCAGCGCTACCCTATCTCTGGCGGCAGATGAAAGCTTTGTGATTCAAGCTACCGAACAGCAATTAAAATCACCCCCGTCTACTGCGGTTAACGTAACCGATATGCTCTCCCTGCCGTTGATTGCCTTAGGCGCCGGAGCTTCTTTGGCAGGCGGGATTGATTATCTCTCGCTGGCTTGGCAAAACGGACTGGATAATCTCGACGATTTCACCCCCGGACAAACCCTGCAAGCCAAGAGGGATGCATGAAGATACCTGTGATAACACTCGAGATAGGCGGTAAAACGCTTAACCACTTTACGGTTATCAGCCTGACAGTAAACCATCATATTAATGGCATCCCCTCGGCCAACATCACGCTGGGGATCGCCGGTGATGCCAGTCATATCTTTGATGCCAAAGCGCAAGCTGAACTGGCAAGTTGCCGCCCCAATCATCAACTTAGCGTGCAAATAGAAAAAACTGTAGTGTTTAAGGGGATCATCGTTCGGCAAACATTAGGGCTGAAAGGTCAGGACAGCATTATTACTCTGATCGCCAAGCATCCATTGCAAAAATTAACTCACAACTTCCACTCGCAACTGTTCAACAAACAGAGTGATGAGGCGATTATCAAGAAGTTGTTTAGCCAAGCGGGTATCCCTGTCACCATAAAACCAGCGCCTCAGCTTAAAACGGTGCATGAGCAAATGGTACAGTTTCGCTGTAATGACTGGGCTTTTCTAAAAAATCGGCTACTCGCGACTCATATCTGGCTGCTGCCCGGCAACGACAGCGTGACGCTAGTCGTCCCGGAATCACTGAATCGGTCAACTATACATACCATCCACCAGCGAGCCAACCATCAGGATATCGTGTTATTTGAAGCGAATCTGCAATGGGATAACCAACGCAGCCCCAAAACCGTGAATGTGCAATCTTGGGATATCGCCCAACAAAAACTGTCTCCAGCCCATCAGGCAAAAAGCAGCGGCCTGGGTCACAATCAACTCGCCATAGACAACCTGACATCATTAACCAGCCAACAATGGCAATGGGTTTTCAGCTATCCGTTGGACAATGAACAGGCCAAACAGCTTGCTCAAGGCATACTAAATAACCGCCGCAGTCATAACGTCTCCGGGAATTTTGAGGTCGAAGGAGATAACCGTTATCAAGCCGGTGATGTTCTGGCGTTAAGCGGCTTTGGTCAAGGGATGGATGGTCAGGCAATTATCACCGGCGTCAGTCACACCATTACTCAGCGACAAGGCTGGCGCACTCGGCTAACTCTGGGGCTATTACCGGAAACCGAGCAAGTTATACCGCAGACGAAAGAGTTGCATGTCGGGATCGTGGAAAAATATCAACGAGATAGCCAATCATTGGACCGTATTCCGGTCAACATACCGGCGTTAAACTTAACCAACGGCGCCCTGTTTGCCCGTTTGGGTAAACCTTACGCCAGTCATGAAAGCGGCTTCTGCTTTTACCCAGAACCGGGAGATGAGGTGATTATCGGTTTCTTTGAATGTGATCCTCGCTTCCCGGTGATATTAGGCTCGATGCATAACCCGAAAAACAAAGCACCATTAGAACCGAGTGAAAAAAATCAAATGAAAACCTTAGTGATTAAACAAGGGGAAAATCAACAGGCATTAATCTTCGATAATAAAGAGAATACCCTCGCATTAAATAGCGGAAAAAATACCTTATCTTTGCAACAGGATAAAGATATCACGCTTAATTCTGCTAAGAATCTTATTACCCATGCTCAAGAAATTAAAATAGCGGCCGAAAAATCGCTATCCGCTTCCGGGAAATCTGGGGTTGATATTAAAGGCGCGAAGATTAACTTAACCCAATAATAAGGTAATGAGATGACAAACAAAGCATTAGCCAATAAAGCATTAACCGAAAAAGTATTAGCCGACATTTATGGTCGGGGTTGGGCCTTTCCCCCGCAATTTTCTATTAAAGATCGTATGTATAAATATAGTACATATAAATATAGTGCGCATCCTGAAATAGCAACCGGCGTCACAATGGCGGAAGGGGCGGAAAACGTTCGTCAAAATATGAAAATTCTTTTTCTTACCGAACCCGGCGAACGGATTATGCGTGAAAATTATGGTTGCGGCCTGAGTGATTATCTGTTCGCCAATATCCGTGACGAAATGATGGCAGAAATTCAGACTCGGATTGAAGAACGGGTATTGCGTTATGAACCCCGCGCCGATATCAACGAGATCCAAGTAAACCAAAGAACAGACGTCCCTAACACCCTGCATATTCAGGTCACTTACACCCTGCGAGGCAGCGAAATCAGCCAGCAGATTGAAGGCGCCCTTGAAGTTAATGAAGGCCGAGTACAGGTGAGTCTATGAGCAAACAACTGGTGGTGGATGGTGACACTTTGCTGTTCGAACCCTTATTTGGCAATCGGCAAGTCACCATTTTGGGGCCAGCGACCATCCGCGGTAGCGGACACGCGCAAATCCAAGGCAAAAAAATCGTCATAGTAGGTGATGAAAAAAAGGTCCAGTTTCAGGCGCAATATATTACCCCGAGCCACCCGGTCCCCGGCATGGGAATAGTCACTATTGCTCAATTGGATGCCAGCCAGCAAGTAAACTTCTGCCGTAGCCCTGCCACGATAATTGTGGTCGGGCAACAATTTATCGCCCGTTTTACCCCGTCACAACCGGCCAATAATCCATCGAGCGGCCCGGATGTGACAGCCCCCAGTATGGGCAAAGGCCGTTTTATTGCCAGCCAATATGCGGTCACTGCCGGATAAATAACCTCTTCAACTTTATTCTAAATAACAGGTAATAAAAATATGGGACAAGCCGAGTTAGAAAATAAACTCTCTGCTATTGTGCCGGATACTGCATTTAAACTTGATGAAAGAAGTACGCTGGATATTTTAAACTGGCTTAAAACTTATGCTAAAGAAATCCCTTTCGATCAAGAGAAAAAACAGTTCTGGGATAGTTTTTACTTTATTCAAGAAAATAATCCTCAACAATTGGCGGATATTTACCAAAATGCAAATAAAGCGGATGGCCTTTTACCGGCACATCAAGCATTTATCTTGGCTTTTTTTAAGTTATTAGAAACAACTAATCGATTATTAAATACCTTTCCGGCCCGGCATCGCAATCTTTATTACCGGGAATTATTGGGGCTGAAACCCAAAAAAGCGCAAGCGGATAAAGTTGCTATCGAAATTACTCTAAATACTGACAACCCAGAATTTCTGGTAGCCAAGGGAACACTGTTTGATGCGGGGCAAGACAATACCGGTAATCCGTTACAATATGCATCTGATACGGATTTACTGGCGAATCAGGGAAAGTTAACCGATCTGCGTTGGTATCGGAAAGTTGATAATGTCTGGAAATCAGTAATACTATTAAGCGACTCAGACAACATTGAATTCCCCAAAAACGGCATTCAACTTTTTAGCGAAACATCCAATGATCTTGAGGTTCAATCTGACCACCTGAATTGGGGCGAAGCAAATATATCGTCATTAACCCATGACACATTCTACTTAGGCTTTACCAATGTATTACCGGGGCAAACTTTATCTTTATACTGGCAGTCAGAAGGTGTTAAAGCACTTAATTTATCTTGGTCTTATCTAAACCAGAAAAATATCTGGCAGCCAATCAATCAACTGGTTCACGATCAAACTCATAACTTGTCTGACCGGGGTATCTGGCGCACCTTATTGCCAAAGGATGCTGCAAATCAGGCGGCTTTGATGCCGACGGGACGTTACTGGCTGAAAGCCGAGATAACTCATCAGACCGATCCTCAAGATTATCCACGTATTAAGGGCTTGTTGTATAACGCCGCCACGGCGACATTAGTCAACGCAGACACCGTTGAACAGGATCACTTTATCAACGGATTAGCCGCCGACAGCATTAAACAACCGGTCAATGCATCCCCTGCAATCAGTGGCGTCACTCAACCTTGGGCCTCTTGGGATGGTCATCCGCAAGAAACAGAACAAGCCTTCCTGACGCGGCTCCCGGCTCGGTTATCTCACCGTAACCGGGCGCTGAGTTGGGGCAACATTGTCACCTTATTAAAAGAACAATTTGTCAGCCTGTTTGATGTCAAATACCCGTCTGCCGGTGAATTAACCAAAATCCCGGCGCCGGAAAAACAACAACTGATTGTGATCCCTGACAGCCGTTACAAAGATAACGATGATGCGCTGCGTCCAACGTTAAACCCCGCTCGGCTAGCGGAGATGGCCGAATGGATCAAACAACTCAGCAGCCCTTGGGCAACGATTGAAATCAACAATCCCACCTACATTGACGTTAATGTGAACTACCAAGTGACCTTTATCGCAGGCGTTAACCCTGACTACGGATATCACCAGCTACAACAGCAATTAAGCCGAAAATATATGCCGTGGGGAGAAAATGCCGCTATCGGCGTGACAGTCGGTAATCGCATTGATTACTACCAGTTGTTAGCCACCATCCAGCAATCTCCTCTGGTGGAACGCGTCACCGATTTAAGCCTAACCATCGCTAACCGAGTCGCGATCGAGGCTGCCGATAATGAAGTGCTGATTTTAGTCTGGTCAGAACAGCGTCCCTCAAACCAAGGAGCTAACCAATGAATCATCTGGATGCCCTGTTTCCCATCGTCAAAGACGATATTACTTTCGATGCCCTACTTGCTCAGGCCAAAACGGTGATTGAGCAACAATCCGGCCAATGCTGGAGCAATACCAGTGAAAACGATCCCGGCATCACCTTACTGGAAGCCTGTTGTTATGGCGCTTCCGATCTGGCCTATCGCCACACATTACCGCTGAGAGACCTTCTAACGCCAAGACCAGAGGACCAAACACCCGGCGACGGTATTTTTCCCCAAGAATTTGGCCCACAACAAACGCTAACCTGCGGCCCGATCACTGCGGAAGATTATCGCCGGGCTTTATTAGATTTACATAGCAGCGACACGGTTAATGAAACAAACGAAAGTTATTTTTTCTTTAATGATGTCCAATTAATTCGTGAACCTGAAAACGAACGCTATGAATATTGGTATAACAAAGAAAAACGTGAATATAGCTTTAAAAACTCCGGATCAGATAGCCAATTAGCTCTGAGAGGAAATTATTGGCTCTATTTACTGCCTAATCGGGAAACTGAAACTAATAAAACACTGGCTGAGGAGAGGCTGAAAACTTTCCTAAAAGATAACCGTAATCTGGGGGAATTCATCAGCAATATTATCTGGCTGCAACCTACCGATCTCCCCTTGCAGATTGATATTGAACTTGAAGATAACGTCATTGATCTTCCTGATATCTTCGCCCAAGTTTATATGACGGCGGAACAGATGGTGCTGGCAAAACCCAAACGTTATACCACTCAGGCCATGAAAGATCAGGGTTACAATCATGAAGAGATATTTTCCGGCCCTTATTTACATCACGGTTGGATACCGACCTTGCCTCAAGCCAAAAATTACACCGGCTCTACGGTATTAAATCTAAGTCGTCTGGTTAATCAGCTACTGGCTATTCCAGGAATACAGAGTATTACCCGGCTGACATTAGCTCATCACGACAAAACTATTACGCCATTGTCGGATGATAATTGGTCCTGGAGAATCGCCCAAGGATATTACCCCAGATTATGGGGTAACGATCCATTGGCATTAATTACCTCAACAAACAGCCCGCTTACCATTACCGCCAAAGGGGGCGTTAAAATTGACGTTACCAGATATGATGTAGAGAAGCAGCTTATTGCAGAACCACTGATTAATACACAACCTGAATTACTGCATTGGGGTAAATATCGTAAAGTTCTGGATTACTATCCGGTAAGCAATAAATTACCCGCTTGCTATGGATTGCAGACCTATGCCAGCAACCAACAGCAAATACAGTTGCACCAATTTATGCTCCCTTTTGAACAAATGCTGGCTAACGGCTGTGCCGAACTCGCCCTTTTACCAAAACTATTAGCCTTTAAACAACGGGGAGAAACAGTACACGGTGTGCAATGGCCTTTTAAAACGGGTACAGTCAGCCATCGTGTTCACCAACAAGTCATTCCTTATTTAACCGCAAAACTAAGCCGCGATTCACAAATCTATATTGATAACCATATTCAGAAGCCAAACTATATAAAAGAGGCGACAATTCTGAATTATCTGTTGGGCTATTTTGGCGCTCAACTTGCCGCCAGACCACTTACATCAAACTCACTACTGGGTTTCAAAGACTTTTTGTCTACTCAGCGCGGCTATCTGGCTCAACAACCGGAACTGACCTATCAACGTAATAATATTCGGATTGATCAAGTGTCGGCGCTACAAAAAAGGATTGCCGCCCGCTTGGGTTTAGGTGGGGAATGTTTCAGTAAAACACCTAATCTGGATGGTCTGCCTTTTTATTTAATTGAACACCGTCAACTTTTGCCGATAAAATCCGACACCAAATTCGACGATAAACAAAAACCTGACGATCTAAAGATAATTGAAGAGAATTCAGGCTCTAAAAATCATCAACTCATCATCACACAGCAAGGTATTGCAGGTCAGTTATTACAAGGTCAGGTGATTAATCTTATTATTATTGAAGATGATAGAGAATTTATATTACGGAGCCAAATGATCACCGAAGTAACAGGAGATACCTTTTCCCTTAGTACACGTAACAGCAGCGATTTGGAACGCAATCTGGACAGAATAAGACAGAAATTTAATGATGGTAATCTGCGCTGGCAAAATAGCCCAGTATGGCTGGAAGATATGGATTATCAATTGGTTTATGCCGATGAGACATATAAAAATGCTACCGAAGATCAACGTTGGATTACATCCAGTGCTCAAAGCCCCTTCCCTGCTATGATTGAAGAAAATGATGAAATCACCCTGAAATATGTCATTACCCCATCTGGGCCAGCCTCAAAAATATCAGCTCGTACCGTTCTCGCTGAACCACCCGAATATGAACTCAAAGCACGAGTCGTTAAATTTAATCGTATTCAAGGTAAGATATTAATTAAACGCAACCAAGGCTCACGGAATAAAAACTTTCCAAAAGAGGCCGAAGCATGGCGTTATCGTTGGTATTTCTCCAGCGAAAAATATGCTTTGGCCGACCGCTTTTCATTTGTAGTTAGCGTGGTAGTAAATCGTCAGTTAATTGAAAATGACAAAGTTGATCCTTATAAGTTGGAATCTTGGGTGAAAACAGAAATATTAGCTGAATTCCCCGCCCATATTTCAATGATTATTCACTGGTTATCACCGGAACATTTTAAAGATTTTGCCAGCACCTATAAACGCTGGCAAAACAATGACGCCCCTTTAGGAGACGAGGCATACCATATTTTAGAGACCTTAACCTTGGGACGCCTGCCTTCTGATACAACCGGTATTGGTAATATGCGAATTGCCACTAAACAGCAGCGTACCGAGGTCATTGGTGAGTCTGGAGATAAATGGAATGAATCAGTCATAAGAAGTGATCAATTATTATATGTACCTTATACCGGAGGCATGGCTAAACTTAATGCAATTATTATTAAAGATAATAGCAAAAATAGAAATTAATTTATCCAATATAAAAACAAATTAATATAGCACAACAAAAAACTTACTTTAAGATTAAATATCTTTTCCTGTTTAATTATACAGAAAAATCTACAAAATATTTAAATGTCAATAATTTAATACCATACAATATAGGATAATAAAAATGGAAAAAAAATCTAATATGGAAAATATCAAATCAAATGGCCCATCAGCAGATGATTTAAAAAGACGCTTTAAAGAAGGCAGTATTCCATTACAAACCGATTATGCCGATCTGATTAATATTGCTGATATGGGGCGCCGGGCTGTTGGTAAAGCTCCAGGTCAAACGGATAATCCAAATTCAGCCCTGAAACTGGATAATAACGATGCACTAGCAGTAAAACTTAACGACAACGGCGGTTTAAAGACAGATAAAGATGGATTAAGTGTAAAAATCAAGAATAAAAGCCTGTTGTCTGATAATAGTGGATTAGCAGTCAATACCGGCAGAGGATTGAAAATTAACAATAACAAGCTTGAGGTCGATAATCATCACGGTATTGAAATAGTTAATGAAGGGGTAAAAGTTAAAGCAGGCAATGGTATTAAAGTGGACAATAACGGTGTCAGTTTAAAAATAGGAGCTACCAATGATAACCGCTATTCTCGATTAAGACTAGTGAATGATATTTTTTCTGTAGAACTTAATGATGGATTGGTTGATAAACCTAATGGAATAACCGTTGGTCAGGGTGATGGCATTGTTGTAGGTAACCAGACAGTATCTGTCAAAGCCGGTAACGGTATCACGGTTAATTCAAACGGTGTCAGTATTGATCCCAATAAAGTACTCCCCAGAGGAATGATTGTAATGTTTTCTGGTGATAGCGCTCCTACAGGTTGGGCTTTTTGTGATGGTAGTAATGGAACCCCAGATTTAAGAAGTCGTTTTGTGATGTGTGGTGAAACTATTTCTGAAACAGGGAAAAGCAGTAATAAAGCCAGTGGGGGTGGTAATAATAAAAAATATCACAGAGATACAACATCAACTAAAGTTTCTGTCACTATTCATGTACAAGAAACTACATTAACAGAAGCACAAATACCTAGTCACAACCATATTGGAGGTATGGCTTATTATAATGCTAGAGGAATGCGATATGGGGATGTCTACTCAGGCTATGGTGACCTACTACATAATTATAATGATACAGTAATGCGTTATGACCAGCCCGGCTCTCGTTGTGCATACACATCAAGCACAGGCGGAGGAGAAGGACATAATCATCCAGCAACGGCATCATCCCCTTCACATGAGCATAAAGTTGATGTAATTCCCCCTTATTACTTATTAGCCTTTATTATGAAACTTTAATTCTATTCTACAAATACAAAATTAAATTACCTATTACCTGCTAATTACCAAGGAAATATCAATATGACTTCGGAGCCAAATCTGTTAAATCGGATTATCATTACTATTTCAGCTAATAATCAACAGGTAGCTAAAAAAGTATTGCATGGCTCCCTGCTTAATCAGGACAATATACATAAATTACTCAATTCATACTTTGATGAATATAATATTCATCAAAGTATCTCTTTAGAGAAATTAACCCTGAACCTTGGTAAAATAAGTTTCCATGACTTTAATTCATTATTTCCTGCACTCCTCAAGGTTGAGTTGAATAAAGCACTTAGCCAATATCAGATAAATAACCATCAGGAAGAAATTCTACTGAATAAGCCAACATCTAATGAATTCACCGATAACTCTTCCGCATTCTGCAATAATAATTCAATTGACGCGGAGAATTTTATTCACTTTTTATATCAACAAGATTTCCAACCCAATACAATGGAGATAATAACGCACAATAAAGACATTCAGATTAATAAACTTATTCATCAATTAGCACAAATAGAGAACAAATGGATATTGCCATTGGCAAAAAGCTGCCTATCTAAACACGGTATACAACGACTTTTGGCTATCAAACAACCCGCTTTATTAATTACCATTAATCGTAGATTATCCGAAAAAGCAAACAAACCACAATATCAGGAGGAGCTAGTCTCCTCCGCACAACTAATACTCAATGCACTGGAATATCTACAGCGGCATAATATTCAGGAAATACCTAAACCCAATACAAAAATCATTTCACATATTACAACTGAACTTAATAACGGTGTACTTAATGCCACATATGTTATTAAATTATTTCGCCAAGCTATGAACCACAATATTCCATTAAATAGTTGGCTAAAACAACTCTGGCAAACCGTTTCTGTTTCACGGCTTTGCCAAAAACATCTGTCGGTTGAAGAATACCAATATCTATTGGAATGCTTTATGCCAAACCATATAGATAAAAATACACCCGGTAAAAAATCAACCACGAATAACATTAATTTTTCAGATATTCAGCAACATCAACCTCTGGTAAATCAGAAGGTGATCACAGAAAACCAAAAAATACTATCAGCATCAAACTCTCCACGCCAAGTCAATAATGCCGGGATATTAATACTATGGCCGATACTACCCGCATTATTTAATCAACTTGACCTACTTGAAGGGAAAAAATTTATCCATCGCCAAGCACAATTTAGTGCTGTTAATTGCCTTGACTATCTGATTTGGGGAACCGAAGAAATACCGACAAAACGTAAGAGATTCAATAACGTTCTGTGCGGATTAACGGCTGATGAAAACAGTGAATCAATCTCACTTAAACCAGAGAAACAATTAATAACAGAGCAATGGTTGGATACCGTTATTGCTCAACTTCCCGGCTGGAAAAAATTAAGCCGTAATGATGTCCGCCAACTATTTTTACAACGACCGGGAGAATTGCTGACAAACGAGCAAGAAATCAAAATCACCATCCAGCAACAGCCATTTGATGCATTGCTGGCTGACTGGCCGTGGCCATTAAATATCGCCAAACTTCCCTGGTTGGATCGCTCTTTATTAATCGACTGGCAAAATATTTAACAGGTTTATATGAACTCTCTACTCAAAAACAACCATTACATGGCAACAGAGTTACACTGGATTTACCCTCATCTGGAACGCATTGATCTGCGATTACAACATTACTATTACCAAAATGGAGAAAAATACGATTATTTACCGGAGAGTTTTCTCCTTACCGAAGATGAATTAAACCAGCGTCTGACAAAGCCACAAGGCATTCCTCATTGGATCACTAAACAAGATGATATTATTAATTTCCCTGAAATCGAAGAAAACCCCAATGCATTATCACAATTAGTTGAACGTTTTGAACTCACTGAATTTGAACGGGATGTTTTATTATTAGGTTTATTACCCCATTTCGATAGCCGTTATCATGCGTTATTTGCTGCTCTGCACGGTAACAGCAAAAAACAGTGGCCGAGTTTTGCCTTAGCAATTGAATTATTTAGCCAACGCCAAAGTGATCGGCAATTACTACAAAATAGCCTTCTGCCGCAAACACCGTTAATCAGTCATCAACTATTACGGCTTAATAACAACGAAGAGCCTATTTGGTTACAAACTCAATTTCTAACTCACAGCACTATTTGGCATTTCTTATCAGGCCAACGGGTTATTTTACCGCCACTGACAACTTGTGCTTATTGGCATGCTTCTGCCTCACACGGTTGGTATCCACAACCCCTTTACCGTTCACTTGAAAAAATATTATTAAATAAAACCGATGAACTACGCCCGCTGGTAATACTCAGAGGAAAACAAGATAGCGCCAGAGAATTAGCGGTAAGCAATATTATGGCATTTCATAATATCAATACCTTAACTCTAGACTTAGCTCAACTGCCGGAGGAAAGTAATCCTAACTTGCTGATAGATGCAGTACGGGAAACACGATTACATGATGCCTGTTTATTAATTCGCAATTTTTCTTTGCTCAAAGATGAAAAGAAAATATTACATAGCGAATTATCCGATTTATTAAATCAACCAAAATTACGTGTAGTTTGTCTGGCAGAACCACAAGATTCACTAATGTGGATTAAACACCTGCCAATAGTGCAAATTAATATGCCGGTACTGACTCTGGCGGATAAAAAAACCATGCTGGAAGCAAGTTTATCGGATAATATCGTTCAGAAAATAAATATTACTGAGCTATGCCAACGTTTTTCATTCACCGCAGAAACATTACCGCAAATCCTTATAGAAGCGAATCAATACCAAATACTCCGACAACCGGAAGGTCAATTGGAAGAAACCGATCTGCGTAAAGCATTAAGTTTCCGTGTTCAACAGAATTTCGGTAAATTAGCGCAACGAATAACGCCCAAACGCAGCCTTAATGATTTAGTCATTTCAGACGCATTAACCCAACAATTAAAAGAGATTATTGCCGCCATTCATTACCGTGACCAAATTCTGGCTACCGGCTTTCAGGAAAAAATCGGTTATGGCACCGGTATTAGTGCGCTATTTTATGGAGAATCCGGGACTGGCAAAACGATGGCTGCCGAAGTGATCGCCGGTCATCTTGGCGTTGATCTAATTAAAGTGGATCTCTCTACCGTGGTGAATAAGTATATTGGCGAAACGGAAAAAAACATCTCCCGGATTTTCGATCTGGCCGAAGCGGATTCCGGCGTGCTATTTTTCGACGAAGCCGATGCTTTATTTGGCAAACGCAGTGAAACCAAGGATGCTCAAGACAGACATGCTAATATTGAAGTTTCCTACTTATTACAAAGATTGGAAAGTTATCCGGGATTAGTAATTTTAGCCACCAATAATCGCAGCCATTTAGACAGTGCTTTTAATCGCCGTTTTACCTTTATTACCCGTTTTGCTTATCCCGATGAAATATTACGTAAGAAAATGTGGCAAGTCATTTGGCCGGAACAAATTAAATTATCCGATACCATTGATTTTACCCATCTGGCTAAACGAGCTGATTTAACCGGGGCTAATATCAGAAATATTGCGCTATTAGCCTCAATGTTAGCGAAAAATGACCACTGTGACCAAATCGAAAATAAACATATAAATCGAGCCGTTACACTCGAACTAAATAAAACTGGCCGACTGGTTTTCTAAAAATTCAACAAAATTGGAATAAATATGACAACCCTAATTGCTTCTGACAATGCGATTATTGAAGTAAATAACGCATTAAATACTGTTTTATCCCAGTATCTAAATATCAATGGCAATAAAATTGATATCCGTTTTGATCTACCCGAAATTAATTCCATTCAATCGGAACCGACGGTCAGTGTATTTCTTTATGACATCAATGAAGATTTACAATTACGCGCCGCTGAACCAAGACGTTATAACCCAATGACCAACACATTATTACCGGGATGGTTCAATATCAATTGTAACTATTTAATCACTTACTGGGATGCTAACAAACCATCAAGCGACAGTTCAAGCCCGGATAGCCAACCCAATAATCAAGCGACGCAAGTGATGACTCGTGTTCTGAATGCATTAATTAATAACCGTCAATTAACCGGCATTCCTGGCGCCTATACCCGGATTATTCCACAACAAGAAAACTTAAATAGCCTGGGTAACTTTTGGCAAGCTCTCGGTAATCGCCCTCGCCTCTCTCTAATGTATTCAATTACCGTACCAATGAAACTGCAAGATATTAAAGACAACATTACACCCATTAGCCAAATTTCTGCTTCGGTGGATCAGAAACCAAGCCTAAATAACTTACAAATTAATCAAGCTCTGACAGATAAATTATGTGCCGATTTAGGTGGAATTGAAGCCGATACCTTTACCTCCAAAAATATGAAAGTTTCTGGATATAATAGGAAAAATATCAATGACAACTAATATATATTATTTACTCCTAATATATTTATCATTATGAAATTAATAATTGGAAATATGCTAAACAAAAAAACATAGCAAAAACATAGCAAAAAAACACTATCAATAAAACAATAGAGAGACCAATAAAATGAAATTTAATTATCAAATAAGTGAACAATCCTATAACGGTTATCATTCTGATATTCCTGTCGCTATTTTCTCTGAACAAGACTTTACCAAAGCTTATGAAATATACCACGCTAAAAATTTTAATTATCATAGATTGAGAGTAGAACAAGTGCCTTATGCAAGGTATTTCAGAGCCTTTCATCATACGGATATTCATAAACAAACCTATTCAGTACCTGAGTTAGAAAATAGATATGAGGAGATGATCTATTTTAATAAAAATCGGCAATTTGAAACTGATGCTGACTCTATTACTGTAATGTCCAATCATATTCCTTATAATTATGATTTTTATGGATATACTTCGTTACAATATTTAAAGACTAAATATTCAGAAGAGTTGGATCGTTATCATGAATCTAATTTTGACAATGAAGAACTTAATGACATAGTTCTAATTGATTACTTTGAAGGGTGGCGCCAAGAGCATAATCTTACTTCTAATATTGATATAGAAACTTGCCTTGCCATTGAAGATAGTATTGCCAGAGTTTCGATTCTAGGATTACTGAAAGGTAATATATCAGATGATATTAAACAAAAAATTATTTTCCCTGAAGGGATCACATTTGAAATGCAGCAAGATCTGCTTAATAATGATTTAGGTAATAAAATAGGTGAATTTAATCAGAACGTTATTACAAAACTTCAAAGATTAGCAAAGGCAGAAGATACGGTTTCAAAAATATTATCACCTTATCAGTATATTGAATCTAGAGTTAAAGAGATTTCTGGTAATCGTGTTCGTTTAGATCAACGAGTTACTGTTATTATTTCAAAGAGAATGCTTGATAAATGCAAGCCTAAGATTAATAGAAAATTTGATGTATGTAAAAACCAACCAAAACCGATAACTAAATATTTCACAGTTTATGATTTAATTAGAAACATCAATCATAAAGAGTTTAATAAAGTTGAATATAGTGGAAAAGATATAAAATATCTATTAAATAGCGACATTGAAAATATTTTAATTAAATTGCACGATGTTACCAGTGATTATGAAAGATATATCAATAGATTTAGAAACAATGAAGATGTGAAATATTATATCAATGAAGGAATTAATAAACTTTCTGGTTCCACAGGAACAACAGTAGACGAATTTCTTGATAAATATATAGAACATATGGATGAGATAAGCTATACGGAAAGTGAAATTATAGCTGATTATTATCTTAATATAATCAGACAGCTTTTCGAGGCTATCTCAATGACTCTCCCTATCAGCCCGATCAAAGGTTATTTAGCCACTATTACGGCCAATACCATCATACCACTTATTCAATCAGCGATTGTGAACACTAATGAGGAGAGTCACGCATTACAACAAGAGGCTTGGGTTAATTTTGCTGTTTCATCCGCTTTCCATGCAATTTTTAGTAATCGGGCAATCAGTAGAAAAATTGCTAAAGGCGCAAAGTTAATTGAGAATAGCGGTGGATACATTACTAATAAATTCAATATCAAAAAAATAAACATTAATTATAGAGGAAATTCTCAATTAGCCAGAGAGAGTGTCAAGAAAATTCCCGGTTCAAACACCAATCCGTGGAGATTAGAAAACATTCGCAATAGATATAAATGGTTTTTTGATCGAAAATATTGGTCAAGATTTAATACTGAGAAAAAGACAGAAGTTTTACAATCACATCTGATGAAAACGCAAGAGGCCAAAGAGTTAGCTGAAATTGTTGGCTGGGAAAAACTTAATAAGATGATAAAGGATTCAATCACATTAGATTATGAAGGGAGTCCAATCAATAAAATATCATTCAGGAAGCTTGAAGATGAAGTAGCAGCAAGAAGTTATACTTTAATAAATGACAGGAAACGAATTAATTATATATCAACTTTCCTTGACGATAAATTAACCTTTTCAGATCAGCTAGGAAAAATAATTAATGTTGAAGATATTTCAGGGAGCAGTCATTTAAATAAAGCAGCCAATTGGATTGTCAGTAAAAGTACATCAAACGCTAATGACGCACACCATGTCACAAAAGTACTATCCAAATATATTGACAAAGATATCAGTGATTTTAATATATTGACACAACTGCACGATGAACTCTATCGTTTAAAGCCGGGTGCTACATTAAGACATTATCGTGGTTTTGGTGATCAAATATTTCCACATATGGAATCATCCAAAACGATTCTTCCTTATTATCTGGCAAGAACAAAAAGCGTTAATGGCGTTGATCCTTTCCTTATCTATTCAACTTTAATTGAAATTCATCCATTTGGTGACGGGAATGGCAGAGTCGCCAGATCAGCTTATGCTCTGGCTTATATTAATAAACATAGAAAATTTCAAGCATTAACAAATTCATCAGAAAAGATACTGACCGAAAATGCCAATCGACCTAAAACATTTGTTAGATCGCCGACCGGGGATACTCGTCAGGATGCATTTTATCTACTAAGGGATAAAAGAGAAGTCGGTAAATTTAAAATATTAGACAACAGTGATTCAAATTATACTGTGGGAGTTGATGAATCCAACTCTAAATTCAATATCTATACCGCCTGGGATAAAAACGAAAATCCTGCTACCAGTAAAACCGCTATTTTTTCCGCTCATGGTGGTCGTGAGAATTCAGCCAGACCAATTATATTTCCAAAAAATAAAAATCTTATATTTTGGGCGCCAGATGAATACCGGTTAGATGATCCACTTATTGAACGATTTGTTAATGAATTTAATAAATTAAATCCTCATTCAGCGGTTGGCGGAAATTATGAAAAATTCTGGACAGCATTCCCTAACAGATATAAAGATTATGACTTATTAAAATCGTTATTTACTGAAAAGAAATTTGAACAGTTAAAGAACATCGGTAATATTATAGAAAAACATACAAATTTAAGGGCAGAAGATGCAACAGGCATTAGCGCCTCAAAATTAAAAAATAGTTCAGTGCCCAAAGTCGCAGAATATCAATTTTCATGGTATGAAAAAGATAAAGAAAAAGAATATGTTCTGGCATTAATCGAAAACAGAAAAACAGTAATAAGGGTAAATGATGGCACACCGGCTGTTGACTTAATAAGCATTAACCCAAATGTTCCTATTGATAAAAAAGTCAGTATTAAAGATCTTATTGAGTTCATTAAAGAGAAAAATTATGAAAATGTTCATGTATTAGCGTGTAGAGAAATCTGGGATAACGGCAAACCCAGAAGTACAACTCGTTCTTATGCAGTCACTCGCGGCTATAGAAACGAACATGAAAAGTATTGGGAAAATAAAGAGTTGAAAACGCTGCCACAACCTAAAGCTGAGGGTTCAAGCAGAACTAAACGAGAGATTTCCACTATTAATGTCAATGAATATCTTAATGAACCACGAGATATAAAATACCTTTTGACATCGATGTTATTTACCAATAGTAATAACACTCTCAGTTATAGCGAATATATAATTGGCGTGGTAACAACAGATGATAAAATTATTACTTTCGCTGATTATTTAAAACAAGAAAATTATGATATCTTTTTACCTGGCAGAGAAGAAGATAGCCCTGAATTAATGCAAACACAAACAGTACTGGATAATCATTCTCTATCCAACTTCAATGTATATAGCAATAACTTGCTTGATTTCAGTGAAATAAAAGTAGGCAAACACCTACATTTTAAAAGCGGAGAGAAATCAGATGGAAATATCATTTTAGAAATCAATGATTCAGAAGGTTTTCGTTCATTGGCAATAAAGGTTATAAATATAAACATGATGGGAATCTATCTGGCAAATATTATTAATAGCAATTCCCAAGATTTTAAAGCCGGAAGAGAAGAAAATGGAAAACTTGAAACAAGCATTCTAGATGTTAATAATTTATATCTAAAGCGTGAAAGTGAAAACAGTTATTACATTAAGCTGAGATTTAGTATTATAGACGTTAAATAATATATCATAATTTATATGTAAAACCCGGGGGCTATATTTAATAATATAGCCCCCGTTATTTCCAATGATAATTAATTTTTCAAATCCATACATTTTGTTATTTTTCTGATTAATCAGATAATTATTGCACCAAAACGTTGATTAATAAAAACAAGACAAATCTGAAAATAGATCTCAATTAAATACCCATTATTCAACTTTATGATTAAATACACATAGTTAAATAACAAAACAAAAACGGATAACATTATGCTGTAAACTAAAACTATTGCACTAAAGAAACACCTATGAGAGTTTGTTTCTCAATCGAAAATAGATGCATTATTTAAATATTTATATTCGTAGTATCAGATTATCTTAATAATCATTATCAGATAAATCTTAAAGGTAAAAATTTAATTATTATAGAGGAATTATCAATGTTAAAATACTTCACCGCAGATAACAAGCTTAATAAAGGGCATATTTCTCCGCTCAAGAGAAAAGGACTACTGATGGGTAGTAATAATGCGCCAATCGATATACCGGTGATAGCGCATCGTTATGATAGCAATAATCAGCTTGAGCAGGCGAGCTCTTTGAGAAATAGTGACTCTGGTCAGGAGATCCCTTTTCATGATGTTGTTACGGGATTTCGTGGTGACCAAGTAACCTCTTCAGAATCGGGTTCAGGAGCAATAGGAAAGCATTGGGGAAAAAATAAATTAGACCACAATATTACCGGTATTAATGTGGTTAATGGCGCATCGGGAACTGTAGGAATAAAAATTGCCTTGCGAGATATTCGGCCCGGGTATCCGGTCATTGTCACGTCAGGGGCGTTAAGCGGTTGCACTATGGTGTATGCCGTGAAGGATAATTATTTCTTTGCTTACCATACCGGCCAAAAACCGGGCGATGATGAATGGAGAACCGGGCAGGATGGTGTTGTCACTACCGCTCAGAGTCATAAAGCCCTTTTATCGGGCAGCAAACCAATTGCAGTTAATAAACAAAATAACGATTTAGTGAATATTTTTGCAGAGTATGATCAGAGTGTTATTACCTATATGGGAAAACAGGCAGTTGTAATTGACAATACCGCAGAAAATGTCAGCGTTTTTAACTATGATGAAATCAAACCCGGAAAACCCGCTATTAGAGCCGGTTATAGCTACGCGCTGTTAGCTAATGATAACGGCCAAGTGAGCGTCAAAGTATTGTCGGAGGATGCTATCGTTTCCCCTGGCAAGAACGGTAATAGTATTAAGGTTATCAATTCACTCAAAAAACGGTTGTTATAGCCTGTCCGAATTACACTCTCCGCCGTTTTATAGCGCTTAACCTGATATCCGAGATAGCTATCTCGATATTAACAAGTTGCAATAATCATTAATATAAGGCAGGAACTGATTATATAAATAATCTATAATGGCAACTTTCTTGAAAAGAAAGTGCCATTTCTGTGGATCAAAAACCCAGTCTGGATAATTCACAAATAAACCAAGCTTTAATAGATAAATTATGCGCAGAATTAGGCGGTACAGAAGATGTACGTCTTGCCCTTGTTAAAGTGAATCTGACAACCGAGCCTGATACAGAAAATAATCAAAACCAAGGAAATCAAAATGTCATTGTCGAAGTTTCCGGCATTACTAGTGCAACTTATTTAACACCAATAAAAGATACGCTTGCCAAATGGAAAGATAGCCAAGAAGCTATTATTAATATAAATGGTGTCGGCATTGTTGTTTCTAAAGAAAATGCTGATAAGTTAATTGGAATTTAAAATTATTTTCATACTAAAATAGCAAACATTCACTTAACAAATAATTATTTATTAAAATTAATTATTTTTAATATTTTTATTTGAGCTTTCCATGTTATAAAATAGTTACACATTAATTTAATCCATATATTATTTAATATTCGAAATTCATAGGTGGTAATATCATGCCAATAATAAATGAACTTAGAAAAAAATTCGAACTTAGCCCTCAGGCAGCTCAAGCTATTGCTGCTCCTGCAAGATCAAATAGCAGTAAACAAACTGAGCACCAAACTGAACACCTTGAACTCGATACATCTAAAAATAGGAGAGATAGAAAAGATTTAAATGCACAAGACACCCCAAATCAACAGCACACCGAAAAACTGGAAACCGAAGTAAAGAATGGTGACAGTGAAAGTAAAGCACAGGAGCATACACCAGATTTGGTGATGAAAAAAGAAAGCTCAGTAACATCGAGCACTCGCAAAAATCCGAATGAAAAACCCAAAGCTGAAGATATTTTC